GTTATCTTTGCATCTCCACGTAGTGGTTACTTAACCACTATCCGTTATTAGCGGATCCACCTACTCTTATGTCTAAGGGAGTAGGGCCTTACACTACTGATGAGATCCACAGGATTATCGTTTCCGATATTCCTAAGGGACATTGTCAGTGCTCCGACGAAATCATGGCTGATATCGTCGAAACGGTTAATTGAAACAGGGACCAAAGTCTTTGTTTCAAAACGATGTAACTTTCGGTTATATCGTCCGTACGTGCTAAAGGTACAAGACTTGAAATATACTCCAGTAGCTTCATAGCTACGAAGAGGTATCTTAAGTCCCACCTTAGACTGCACTATCTCTCTAAGTCTACGCGTAAACTTCCATAATCCCAAATCATAAAATTGATTTGAAGATTCTGAAAGGCTTATTAACGTAGATATAGAAGTAGGGCCGTTAAGGTCGGAGGGATCAACTCGAAGATATACGGGTTTAACCGAATATCCTTTATAGTAATCCCCACCACAAGATTCTCTAAACTGTGAATTAGAGAAAGACTTGTTCCGATTGACTTTCATCCCGAAGGATTCGAGTTCCTTAACGACTTGCTCCTGCCAGGCAACGGGTATGATAATATCATCACCGTAGACTGAAATCGATTTAGAATATCTTCTAATCGAATTTGCAGTAGGAAAAGTCCGATAGATTCGATGAACTGCGCTCTGAATCAGAACGTAGAACACGAAAGCTTCAACGGGAAAGCACGTTGCTGATCCCATAGAAGCGAACTTCTGGAGTTTAACCAGAGTCCCATCGGGAACGATCGCACTCTTTGATCGACAGGCTTGAAGGCATTTACCTACAAGACTATCACCAAAGATCGATTGAACCAGGTCATTACTGACACGGTCACTAGCTTCACTCATATCGAGTGTTGCATTGTGCATATCAATCGAGGATCGTCGCGCACCTTCACGATTATGCGACTGGTCAGAAAAGCGAAGAGAGTTCCGCGTGAGCGGGTGACTCTCAAACTTTCTAACCAGGATCGAGAGCATTCCCTGCTGCATAAACTGCATATGGGATGGCTCGACAGCAATAATACGTGGCGTCTTAAGCGTCTTCGGAACAGAAACAACCCGAACGGGAGTTTCGTCTGATTCACTTAAGAGTTTGACCTTTTGTAGTTGGTTAATATGACCGATATTCGGTATCGTATGCCAGCTACTCGGGAAAAACGGCTCAGCCCTGATAGGCCATTGCGTAATGAGTTGCCTACTATTCCTAGTAAGTTTCTCAGCAGTAGCCCCAGGCCCATGCTTGCAACGAATATCTCGGATGTTGAAATCTCTGAAAATATCATTGATTAAAACCTCCGAAATTTGCCTGACAATTATGCCAGGATCGTTACAAATATGAGAATAATCACTGAGCGCCGCATCGGTCGATACATATTGATCGAAGGCAGCTTTTACCTTAGCATCACTGCAGGGTAGAAGTGCTTTCTTCCAAAGATTACATATTTGCCGTAAAGCAAATACATAATCAGGATCAAAAATATCGATTAGCGCACCTTCCTTATCGAACATGTGCTTAGTGAAACCCGAAAGGAATTTCGGGAGACACCATCCACCTTTTACAGCGAAAGCTGGAAAGTCGGATGCGTAGGCAACACCACGTTCAATAGCAGCTTCAAGGCCGCTAGAAAACGATGGAAGAGTTATCGTCAAAAACGATAACCCCTCATGTTCGAACCGGGATCTAACATAAGTTAGATCCCGATCAGCGCAGAGCGACAGCTGATCTGATAATTCTTTTATCAGATCAACTACGAGGGAGCATGGACAGTATTTCATATCGAGTCCTTTTAAGTAAGGTTATCGAGACTGAAATATGTTCTATGCTACCATGGGTAATCATCTTTCGGGTGAAATAGGCTGAAAGCCGACACCCTCCGAAGGATTGCGAATCGCCTTCGGGCTCCTCTTCAGGACGTAAGAAATTACAATCTGAAGAATGGTAAATATCAGGTTTTTAGACCTAGTATTCACCACCAAGAACCTTATTGGTATTCGCGTCGATTGCCCAGGCAACAAGCGCGTCCTTGTAGTAATCCAATTCGGTGTCGGAGAAACCCCAACGGGGTTCATCGATGACAAGGTAAACGGAAGTCGAAACTTCCTTATTTACCGCAGCAATTGGATCTGCAGCGATCTTCCTAACAGAAAGCCGAACTTCACGACGAAATCGTGAAGTCGAAGCGTTCTGCTTGATTGTCAGTTTGGTATTGCCGTCTGCACTAGTGTATTCGGCAGTACCATCCTTGACAGACGTCCGGGGCAACGAAGTTGCAACGGCGTTGATCGTAACAGACTGAGGATCAGCAAACATATTAAGCTCCTTGGTTTAACGTTTCACAACGTGAGGCCGTAGCCGGTTTAATATGTGCCAGTGATGAAACTGACACAGACGTCCGTATTCACAATCTCGAGAGCCCTAAAGCTCCTAAGATTGCTACTTGTCTATCAGAGAGAGATCCCTGAGAGACGCTCGGACCGAAGACGCCTAACACCGTCCTGCCTTTACTTTCGTAAATGCGTTTGGTGGTAGCGGAGGCTGAAGTGAACGAATCACCGACAAAAATATTGCCGGTGGTTGTCTTGCAAGTCCTAATATACTTATGCTGCATAGCATAAGCATAGTTGGCTACAAGAGAATCTACGACAGAAGTTCCTGCATTGTTTTCAATGTAGGTTCCTAAGTCGGAGAACCAGTCCACGAGCCAGGACCAGGGAATTGCCTTATACACAGTAGCAGGCGATGGTGTAAGCCCCATAATACGGGAGTACATTTTCGCTTTCCACTGCCATGAGTCTTTAAACTCAGGTAAGTAAAAGACAAATTGACCTGACGCCCACGTACTTGAACCCCACTCGACCCAATCCTCAAAATGAGGTGGGCCAGCATAGGCTTGAGTAACGAGGGGCATGTCCCAAGCTCCGTAACTCTGACCTTTTACAATGTCAGATTTACCTTCCGTATGTGACATATTGACACGTCGACGTACGGGCCTCCCTTGGTCACGTTGCAGCTGTGTAAGCCTCTTTTTAGCATCGAACATGGTAAGAACGAAGTTCCTAACATCTCGAAGCAAAGGCTCCCAGCCAAATTTAAGAGCGAGATAGTAGTCTCCGATACCGTTAAGTCCACGATGTAGAAATCGTTGACGTAACATCTCAGGGATTTCCCTTAGCTCGAAAATCGCAAGTGCCAAATCCATCTGGGGTTTGTCAGGCCTCAGACGATCCCACGCCTGATTCCGTAAGGAATCCTCGTTAAACGTTAGTGCATCATTTACTAATGAAGCATAATCGTTATAACGACCTTCGATACCAATACCTGGGTCGGTAGCAAAGAACTTACCCGTGTAATACGGGCGGTCCGGTGCGTTATACCGACGACAAGATATGGTAGAGGAGCCAGTTCTGTCTGTTACAGTTCGTAACATACGGAAAGTGCCGCCTCCAACGTAGTGACCATTCCTAATAGGATTGCCACCACTATCCCACATCTCTTCAGCACCTGTTTTAACGACCTTATAGCCGTTATAGAGGAACTGACCAGTGTTGATATCGAAAATTTGACCGACTTGTTCTGCAGGCCATTTGGTCTGAAGTTCATGACGGGCAAATTGGGACATGGGAAATCTCCGTTTATTAACGGAACATCACATCGTAGTAATGCCGCTCACGCGTCAGCGTCCGACCCAAGGGTC